TCGAATGAGCAATTCAAATATCGACCGTGCAAGAGCATGGCTTCGCAACACCCCCGGTGCCGTCAGCGGCCAGGGCGGTCATAACGCAACCTTCGCAGTAGCCACTGCTCTCGTTCACGGATTCGAGCTATCGCACGGCGACGCCGAGATGCTCATGCATGAGTACAATTCGAAATGTCTTCCGCCATGGAAGCCGAACGACTTGGTTCATAAGCTAAACGAGGCGTTTAGAGTTTCGCATGACAAGCCGAAGGGATGGCTTCTCTCAGCACAGAGCGGAACGCCCGTATCAACGACCGGCAAGTTCGTCGTCCAGAAGATCCAAGCAATTCCGCAACCGGAATCCCGATTTACAACTATCGACTTTCTCAAAGCCTGCTTCGAGCAGGATGAAGTTGTCTGCATCTGCAATGACATCGTAAGCGACGACGAAGGTCGGACTCGGCCAAACTCCAAGGGTACGTTCCTCAAGCGCGACGAATGGATTAAGAACCATTTCACTCCGCCCATCAGCGCCATGTGGAACGGTCCTGACAGCCGTGGCGCATACGTCCGTGTCAACCCATGCTTCGATGAGAGTGGTTCTGATTCAGGCGTGGCAGCATTCCGCCATGTGCTGGTTGAGATGGACGAGAAGACCAAGGACGAGCAATGGACGATCCTCAAGGAGTCGAAGCTGCCGATGTCCGTCGTCATCGATTCCGGTGGCAAGAGCTTGCACGGCTGGGTGCGTGTGGACGCAGCGAACAAGGAGGAATGGAGCGAGCGTCGTGATGTCGTCTATCGCCAGTTAGAAGCTCTCGGCATCGATCCAAAGAACAAGAACGCGAGCAGGTTCAGCCGGTTGGCCGGTGTAATGCGCGATGGCAAGGAGCAGAAGCTGCTGGCCATCAATGTGGGCGTCGTGAACTGGGATGCGTTCACGGACTATCTGGAGTCGCAGGACATGCCTCAGGAGTTCTTGATTGATAGCATCATCGAGTACGACCCGAAGAACGATCCTGACAATCTGATCGGTGACAGATGGCTACGTCGCGGTTCATCGCTTCTATTCGTCGGCCAAAGTGGTTGCGGCAAAAGCTCAATGGCCGCGTATCAGGGGATGAAGTGGGCGTCCGGTGAAGCTTGGTTCGGTGTTAAACCCGTGCGCGCACTGAAGGTGGCTTACATCCAGGCGGAAAACGACATCGCCGATCAGCATGACGCACTCAAGGGCGCTGCTCAGATGACCTTCGGCAAAGAGAACTGGGAGCGAGGATTGCGGAGCGTGGACATGCTCTTCTTCCGCGAAACGGTTCGAACCGGAACAGACTTCGCCATAATGCTCCGCCGCCTCGTTCGAAAGACCAAAGCTGACTTGGTTTACATCGATCCGCTTCTCTCCTACATGGGTGGCAATCCTGCGGACATCGAGGTCTGCGCGAACTTCACGCGGCATCTGCTCCAGCCGATTATGATGGAGACAGGTGTTGTCCTAGTGCTTGTCCATCACTTCCCCAAACCGAAGGGCAAGGATGACAAGCCTGAGAGCGTGGCAGATTTGGCCTACTCAGGATTCGGATCGTCGGATCTGACGAACTGGGCGCGCGAGGTGATTGTGATGAAGGAGGTTGGCTTCAACAATCCGCGCAAGTTCATGCTCGGCATGGCGAAACGGGCCGACCGTTCCGGCATGACTGACAAGGAAGGAAAAGTCACCGGATCGATTATGATCCAGCGTGGAACAGGCGGCGACATCTCATGGAACTACGCGGAGCCTGAGAAGTTTGTCGTGGATAAAGCAGCGGCGAAGAAGCCGTGGACGGGACGACCTAAGCGTTAGCCTTCTCACGCTCGGCACGGCGACGACCTTTGGCAGCGAGCGATTGGAACTTTGCCTTGCCGTATTTTTTGCGGCCAATGGCTGCACTTAATGCAGCAGGATCTTTCACACCTTTCTTCTCAAGACTGCTGATTAGCTTCTCGTAACGACCGCCACCGCCAAGTTTCATCTTGTCCATAAAATTACCAGAGGTTGTTGCAAGCCCAGTAACGAGCCGTTGTTTTATCTTTTGCCGTCTCGCAATTTTGCCGCGAGCGAAAATTTGCCCGACGTTTCTTGTTATGATGCTTGGTGAAGTCGGAATACCGAACATCACCGAAATGCACGACAACCACGTTTCCTTTGGAATTCTTGACGAATGCCGTTTTCTTCTTCGGATACGGAGTAACACCCTCGATCTTTCGAGGTGAATTGAGCGTCACCTTACGACCACGCCAAGTGTTACCTTTTTTGGAGAGGGAGGTTTTCATTTCGGAAGTTCTCCAGTGTCAGCGTACTTGCTCAGAGCATCGTAAAGTGACGCCCGAGGAATGTTTGAGAACTTCTCAAAAATTCGAGCCGTATCTGCGGCGCTACGATAACCAGCAGATCCAGATGCGCGAGCCAGCGCCTTTGCTGCGACATTGTAGAACCCAGCATTTACCGCAGTTCCGATTACACCCATGATTCCTTCAACTGGTTTTCCAGCGGCAACCTTAAGAGCTGATTGAGGAATTCCAGCAACCAACTCTTCAGCAGCCTGACCAGATACAAGCGCACCGCCTCCACCAGCAGCACGTTCAGCCATTAAGATGGTTTTGTAGCCAGGAATGATGTCGTCAACAATTTGCTTGTACAGAGTCGGCCCAAGAATCTGTTCAGCTCGATTTATTTTGAAAACACCTTTGAGATTCGGCCCTTTGCCACCGAGAACAGTCTCGGCCAAAAGAATATCTTCAATCTCTCTAGCGCGAGTCGAAATCAACGCTTCTTTGGCCAGCTTGTTTCCAGCAACCGCCTCGCGTTCAAGATACCGAACAACAGATCCAACATCCTTCACATTTGGAAGCAACTGAACCGCTTCAGATGCTACAGCAAATCCGGCAGGTGTTTTGGTCTGCAAAATGTCCAGCAACGCTTGAGGACCAGTTTTCTGGCCGGTGCTTTCAAGGAAATTGACGAACTTGGAAAGCTGGTCTTTTGATCCAAGACCAACCTTCTCAAGTGCGCCGGGACTCTGCGTTTCTAGGTTGTTGATTGTTCCGGCAAGCTTCTTGTAGTCGATTGCCCCAGTGGCTTTGTCCGTTGCGTCGCTGACAATCCCAGACCGGATAGACGAGTACACATCTTGAAGATCGGGAGCGTTTGCAACCCCACGGGATTTCAGCGTGTTAACAAGTGATTCGACGTTCGCAAATTCAGGGGCAAGCAAGCCTTGAGCTTTGACTCCGCTGACCATTGCCTGACCAAGTTGGCCACGCTCCACGGTTTCTGGAGCGAACGCCCTGCGAACTCCGAAAAGATTCAGCTTCGGTCGTGTCGCCGCATAAAACTCATCACCAGCAGCTCTTGCAGCAGCGGCTTCAGCGCCTATGGCTTCAGGAGCCTGATCGGCAATCGTTTGGGAAAGAGTGGTTGCGAGATTTTTAACCTGTCTTTGTTGACCGCTTCCAATGGCTTCACCGGCATAATCAGCGAAATCGTAAAGCTCATCTCGAAGGTCTTTCAGCTCCTTCAAACTGGCCTTTTGAGGCACTGAAACTGTCACGGGCCGCGTTGGGTCCATCGATGATGGAGTCATCATTGTCTCTGTTCTCGACAAAAGCTTCTTGGCCTCTTTCAAGCCAGAGGCGTGAATGTCTGGAATCTGGGCCAACAGTTCATTTGCTTGAGCCGCAAAAGAAGGGTTGTTTCCAACAGGCTTGAAAAGGTTGAATTTCTGATCGTTTTCAACCGCGTTGGCAGGTCCATAGATTCTGTTTGCTTCAGCCTTGATTGCATTTTTAGCCTGATCGGCGAGCGATTCAATTTGTTGGCCAGCAGGAACAACACGAAACGCGGAAATGTTCTGACCTTTGAACAAGGTATTTTTCACCGTGTCCTGATATGCCTGAAGCGCCTGATCTACTGCTCGTTGCTGAGCCTGTTTCTGCGCTTGTCCGCGAGCAGATTCCAAAATCGTTTCAGCGTCTTTTAGATTTCTTGAAGCGTTTGCGATGTCGTCAATTTCATTGGCACTCAGTGCGCCAAGAAGTTTTTGAGTCACCGTGTCAGCTCCTTCGGCTGCAACACCTGTCAGCTTTTGAACTGCGGTTTTAATCTGCTCACCTTGACGAGCGAGTTGCTCGGTGATTGGAGGCATCCCAGCGCGAGATTCAATTCTTGATTCAAGACCAGCGAAACGAGGCATCGCCTGACCAAACGTAGGTTGAACTCCTTCACCAATTCTTTCCACCGTGGCTGCTCGCTCGGCAGCACGTTCAAATCCCGCGCCAGCACGGCCAGCGATTGCTCCGGGGATTTGAAATCCGGCAGTTAACGCGGCAGGGACAATGCCAGCTCCCGGTTCGAATTCCCCAGTTCTAACAGCCTCTCCAGCAACGCCGCCAGCTCCTTGCATGGCGATGTTTGCCAACGGCTTAAGAAAACCTCCTCCTGGAATAATTGGAGCAGCACCAGTAACAGCAGATGCAGCAATTTCTCGCCCTGAAACATCTTGCCTAATCCCAAAAAGCTTTTCGATTGTTTGACCGACCGCCTCGCCTATTGCAGATGCAAGAGCGCCAGTACCCATCATCGCAGGAATAGATGCTCCACTGCTTGCGGGGGCAGCAAGCAAAGCGGGAATAGCCCTAGCGCCCATGGCTGTTCCACGCATCATTCCGCGAGCCTCAGCTTGCGCCAATGGAGTAAGCTCTCCAGAAGGAGCGATTCGACCGCCTTCCATTGGCGCAAGCATTCCAACAGGGTCAGCAAGCTGTCCATATTCCCACGGCAAATTTTCGATTGCCTTACCAAACCTCTCCATCATTCCAACCTTACCTGAATCCTGAACCGCCTGTTCAAGCTGCTGAGGAGAACCAACTTGCGCTTGAACTTGGGTAGGAGTCAGCGCGGAGACTTGGCCAGCTTCCTCACGCCGACGCATCTCGGCGATGGTGGCTGGACCTTGCGATTGTGGTTGAGCTGAGATTCCTTGCGCTGCCTCGTAATCCAAAATGGCCTTAAAATCCGCCTCCGTTGGAGGATTCGGATTAGACCAATTGTATTCCCTTCCAGACGGAGTGGTGATTGTTCCCATAATTACGGAGTGTAAATAACTCCAGAGGTTGAGTTTGTTGCGTTCGTGCGTGGGGTTACGCCAGGAGGAAGCGACGGAGCGGTTCCAGTCGAAGGAGTCGGAGCTGATTGCTGCTGTTGTCCAAACGGAATCAGAGGAAGCTTGAACTTGGTGACAAGTTCGTTGGCCAACCTAACCTGCTCAGGACGGATTCGATACTGATCCTTGAAAGAACGAATCGTTCCGTACAAATCTTCCGCAGCCATTGCTGAGAAGTTTCGAACATCGTCCGCAAAATTCTGGCTCTTAACATTTCCAAGAGCGGCTTGGAGTCGTTGCATTTCCGTGGTTGTCACGGCTTTACCAGAACGCTCAAAAGCAACCTGATTGAACTCATCTTGGAATCTTTGCAACAATGCGTAAGCGTCCTTTTCCTCTTTGGTTTTTGCGCCAGCCAATCGCTTTTTAATGTCAGTCACATTACCGTCAATAATTCCGACATACTTTTGGATAGCTTGAGGTCCGTAGTTTTTTTCAAAGTCATCAAGCCGTTTAACCAGCTCTCCAGACTTTCGTGCAATCGTTTCATCTCCTCCGATGCGTTTCTCAGCAGTTCCATCAGGAAACTTCCATGAATTGCTCATGGCGTTGGACTCGATGATGTCAGCCGTTTGTGTGTCAGGCTTTCCAAACAACGATTCATATTCGCTGACAGCTCTTTCAGACAAGCGCATTTTGGTGCGTTCAGATGCAGGGATTTGCGCGCTCTTCTTACTTTCGACAGTTAATTGAGCGGTTTTAATTCGTTCCTGAAGAGGGATAGATTTGTCCAAAAGAGACACTTCGGTAAATACGTCTTGCGGAAGTTTTCCGACAATCTCCTTTTCCTTCATCTGCTCCCTAATGATAGGAAGATTCGTGCGGTAAACCTCCTCGTTAACCTGACCTGTCTGAGGATCAAAAACATCGATGCCCTGATTCTGCATCGCTTCGATGCTATCCGCTCTAAGTTTGTCGAATTGTTCGCGAGCCTTAATAATCTTCGCTCGCGGAGAATACTGCTGAAGACCTTGATATGCCTGAGTTGCCTGTTGGTTGAATACCTTTGACCTGAAGCGAGGAAGCGCAGGCATAGCCGCCTTCAGTTCAGGATCATTAAAATAGGTTCCAACTTCCTCATTAAACTTTTGGAACGTGTCATATTCCGCAGCTTGAGCCTCCTGCTCCGCCAACGCCTGAGCATAAGCGTTCGATTGAATCTTGTTCTGAAGATCGTACTGACGTTGCTGCATGACCTGCTGGGCAGTCTGCATCTGCAACTGCTCCATCATCCGCTTCTGCGTCTGTGCGCGGTCGAACAGGTTTGCACCTAACTGAAATGCTTGAAGAGATTGGTCGGCCATAGAATGATCTTTTTAAGGTCCGAATCTGACACTAGGAGCGGACATTGAAGGCGGCGGAGCCATCAGATTCGGAACATCGATTTGAGGCGTTTGGCGCATCATGTTGGAGTAATCAGACATCAATGCGCTGGAAAGGCCATACTGCGACAATGCGCCACCAACAGTTCCGCCAAAGTTGGTGAACGCAGTCTGCGCCGCCTGCTGCATCGGCGACGGAGCAGCAGCCACTTGAGCAGCAGTCAAATCGCGTCCGTACATTCTGGACTGTTGCTCTTGTAACGCCCCAATCCGTTGAGACGGCGTGATGAACATGCTGCTCACGGAGAACGGTTGCGCCATGCCAAACGTGCGCTGCTGCTGGATGAAGTTCTGAGCTTGAGCAAGACCCTGATTTTGGATCTGCATTGATGTCAGACCCAAATCGCGAGCGGTAAGCGAACGACCGAATCCAGAACCAGCTCCAAATCCACCAGACAAAGCGCGTCCAGCAGTCGAGCGTTGAACCTGAGCGGAAACCTCGGGTGAAAGCTCACCGCGCAAGGCTGCGCCGATATTCTGCCCAGCCTGCTGAACGATCTGGTCATAGCCAGGAATCGCACGGCGAAGCTGAGTTTCAAGCAATGACTGTTCTGCGGATGTAGTCTTCTCGGCCAACTTGGTGGCAGGCTCAAGCGCGGCAATGTTTTGCCGGATAGCGTTGGTCTGCTCCTGCTCGAAGTTAATTGGCTTCAGCTCAGGAACCTTCGGCTTCTTGCCACCAAAAAGCCCGCCAAGCAAACTGCCGACAGCGGAGATTCCCGCTCCACCAAGAATTGCTGCACCTATTGCCATAAATTATCCTTTTGGTTCAGAACCATTGAGAAAACCCTCCGCCGTTCAATCCGACGCCTACCATGCGTATCGTCGCGACTGCGTCACCCAGATACTGCATCGTTTGCTCCTGCACAGCTTGAACAGCTTTGGCTTCGTAGGCCACTGCTTCCTGAATCAAATCGTTCTCCTCCTTGCGAATGGCCATAACCATCAGCTTGATGGCATCGGGAC